AGCATTAAAAGTAGCGGTAGCTGTTCCTGTGGTAGCTGTTGCAAATTTTCCATTATCTGAGTATCTATTACTTGAATCAAATAAGGTATAAGGATTAGAAACTCTTATTCTTCCAAATGCATCATAAGCATAAGATGACGGAACACCATCTCCAATAATTACACTACCATCATTACCATTTACATTAAAACAACTCATTATCCACCCGACCTCATATTAAACCAAGTAAATCTTTCTGTTTCTTTTTTTAAATCATCTTGAAAAGAAAAATTTAATTCGTTTTTTATTGTATCTATAGCTTGTAAAATCTGTCTTTGATTTTCTACATCATACTCTTGTTTGGGTTCGGGTATATAACTACTTATTTTAGCCATTATCTTCTTCCATCGGGTTGAATATCTACACGTAAAGTACCATAACGCCACGTTTCTCCTGTAGCATCATTTTCAATTTTAATAGCAAGTAACCTTCCTCTTGCTCTAGTATCTATTTTATCGGTAGATGAATTAATTGTAAAGGGACCAAGAGGAGAACTAACAGCTGTCTGACTTGGATAATTATTTAATAATAAAGTTATTTTTGAATTCCCTGTCAATACTTTAAAATCAGGAATAAATCGTTTCATGGACATAATAAATTCACCATCTCCTTGAAGATTGGCCATATTACCAGAATTCGTAATATCAAAATCACCTGATTGTATAAATGCATCAATGGATGTTGTGCCAGTGCTATTAACTTGATCGGTTCCTATTTCATGCTCATAATAAATAGAAGCACCATATTTATTGGTAATACCTTGAATAGGAAAATTGGGTGTTGCTGTTTTATTATATTGTGTAGCATAAGGTAAATCAAAAACACCTTGATCTAAATAAGAAGTTCTAGCAAGTGAAGAAGTTGTCCAACAATTTTCTCCATAATTAAAAGTTACACATCTATTAATTTGTTCTGACGCTGAAGCAGGATAAAACCAATTAATTTCATTATATAAAGTATTGTGTTCACAATAAACTAATTGACTAGAGTTATAATTAATTCCTAAATTGTTTCCCGTTGTAGTAAATACAAAATCTTCTACAGAACAAGGCATAGCTTTTACCGTTCCATCATACATGAAAAAACTACCTTCTCCTGACATCCAAAATACAACACCATTAGAATAGCTCAAAGCATTTTGACCAATCAATCCACAATTGGTTCCTACTTGACGAACAGAGAATGTAAACGGTGGACCTACATATTGAATAACATACGCTGAAGTGTCGGTTAATACTAAAGTATAATCTTTACCAGACACCGCTCCAACAATTTCATTACCTTTGTCTAATCTAAATGTACCTGCAGTATTGGTAGCTGTTGGTTGATATGTAGTATAATCTTCTTGATTGGAAAATCGTATGAACATTGGATCTTGAGTTGTGGAATTTCCAATAGTTGTTTCCGTTCCAAAATGAAATAAATGTCTATCTCTATCAGATACTTGAGTTAATAAAGTCTTAGTAGGAGCTCCTGACATAATAGTTGCTCTTATGGTTCTAGCTCCTGCTGCTCCTGCATTCCAAGTAAAAGTTTCTCCATTACGAATAGTTGCAATCAAGATTTGACCAAAATTATCCAGACTCCACATACCTGGATCTAAAATAACATTACTAGTTGTTCTTGGAGTTCCCCAAGTAGAATTTCCCCACAAATAAGTACCCCAACCAAACCCTGCAGTTTGAAAAGTAGGACCTACAATTACATAGGGATCAATTTGAGCTGACCCTGTCCCTGAAGTAGTCCCTGCTGAATTAGAAGGCATAATAATGTCAAATGTATTTGAAGTTACATTTGTTATTTCAAAAGTGTTATCTTCAAAATCAGATGTTGCATAACCAGAACCTGTAGGAACGGTAACAGATGAAAAAGTTATATATCTTCCCTCACTTAATGCATGACCTGTTTTATTCACTGTAACAGTTGCTGATCCTGTAGCTGCATCAAAAGTAGCTCCTGTAATTCCTGTATCTAATGGAGTAATGTCATAAAAAGAACCTGAGTGATATAAAAATAATCCTTGAGAAGTTCCTATAGCTACGTATCTTTCTCCTGCTATAGAAGTCCATGCGTGTTGCGATCTAGCTGCTCCTGGTAAGGTATGATTAGATGAAGTAAGCTGTGACCAACCACCTATTTTTTCAGGAAGTCCATATCTAAATCTAACAAAATCACCATCAATCCATTGCGATTCAGCTCCGGAAGCTGTGACCATTTTGTTAAAACCAGGTTTAAATTGTATTTTTTGTAAAGGCATACTATCCTTTATATCAAAATTTTATTATATTAATAGGTCTTTTTACCTAGCACAAGCTGGTATTCCAGTGCTTGTAACAAAAGGATTTTCAGCAAATGCCATGTAGATAAATGTAACACCATTACCATTCCAGCTAGTGCTTTCTGTAGTTCTCATTTTCATTCCATTAGATAAAAAATCAACACCATATGGTCCACCCACATCTTCTGCATTAGATAGATTTGCATAAAGTCTATCTGTTACTTGGTTATATGGATTTCTTTTATTATCGTGCATAGTCCAATTACTTGTACCAACATTTTTAATCATAACCCAAGCTGGTTTAAATCCTGTATAAACAAATGTTCCATCTGTGCTTCCATTACCTGTGTACTTCGAAAATTTTGAGAAACCCTTTTTCTCTGCGAAGCAGTAGGCGATATAAGTTGCACCATTTATATTTGTGTGATTACCACCACTATTTGCAGAAACAGTAAAAGTAGTTGAAGAAGGTGTTACACCAGTAACACCAAAAGCTTGAGTTCCAGCACTAGATGCACCAGTTGTGTTTAAACTCACAACATTATTCCAACCTAAAGAAGTACTTGAACTTATCCAACCACCAGCTTCAGATCTACATTTTGTTATAATAAAATTTGGTGCAACACCTAATCCATGACCAATAGTTGCAGTATCGTTATCTGTTCCATTACCAGTATAACTTACAATACTAAATCCAGCTGTTGTATTAGCTGCAACAGTTGATGTAATAGATCCTGCAGTATTAGATGAACCTGATGTATTATTTGCTAACCAGTTCCATGCGACATAATTATTACCACTATTATTCCAAGCAGTAGAATTTGTATAACCAACAGTAAATCCGTCACTGCCTAAAGTATTTACACCATCATTATCTCCTTGTGCTACTTCAGCAGTATCAGTGTCTGTTGAAAGACTTAAATAATTTGTGCCACTTTTTCCTCTAACAACATCAGATAAATGATGACCCGCTATAGTACTTCTATTTTTTAACCAAACCAAGTCTGGCTGAAATCCAACTCCTGTTATTGCATTAGATGTTGTGCCATCTCCTGTATAAAGAACAGTATTAAAATAATCTGTTGGTTTATCTAATCCATTTGTGTAACTCATTATCCATACTCCGCTAAATTTTTAGTACATAAAGCATAATACCCTGAAGGTACAGCATATTCAAAGTTTCCGTAACCATTAGCATCACTATTTCCTGATGATATTGTGAATGGTGGGCTACCGAAGTTTAAATCCCATGTTGCACTATACAAACCCCAAGCTGGAACCCAACCTTCAGCAGTTGTTATGCCAGCATCAGTTACTGTATGAATTAATGAACCATTTTTATAATAAGAAACAGAACCACCATCTATATCTAAAGCAACACCTATAATATCATTTGTGGTAAATGTTGTGCCAGTTGAAACATCACCACTAGCTAATCCTTCATTATAAATATTTCCATTTGATGAATACATACTTCTACCAGCATCTACACTTGCATGAGTTGTTCCATCTTGTGTTGATTTAGTTATTCCAGCATTAATAATACCTAAACTAGAAACTTTTTGTTCCCAATACCATTTGCCTGTTGAAACTGCGAAAGTTGCCATAGCACTTTGAAAAGTCGAACTTGGCATTGTGATACTTAAATTACCATTTGCAGTGGTAATACTTGAACTTTTAGATAATGGGTTAGCAGTACAAAAATTATTCGTAGAAGTATCTGTGCTTTGATCTACACTAGTTAAATTATTTACTGTGAAATTATTTCCATTACCCGATGAATCGGTTCCTAAGGCAGCACTATTTTGAAATTCTAAAAAGAAACCATTGGTTCCATAACTTCCTGTATATGGAATGGGCTTCCAGACTCCTGAATCTGAATCAAATTCTCCAAAGGATGTTGGGTCTAGTTGTTGTCCATCAATGAAATTGATTTCAGATAAATAACCATTAAAATAATTACCATCTGCTGGTGAACCTGCTCCAATATAATGTGCTACAGCAGAATTCATAAAAGAATCATAATTTAGTGGTGGATATGTCGCTGTAGAAAAAGAAGTTTCTTGAACACCATTAACATATAATTTAAATCTATTTGAAGATGTTGCTTGTGTACTATCATAAGCAAAAACAATATGATACCAAGCACTGGTATCTCTAAATAATCTATTTGTTGAGAAATTAAATTGAAAACTTCCAGTATAATTATAAAATTGTAATACATCACTAGAAATGAACTGATAAACTTCAGGCAAACCTCCTCCTGTTCTTGCGCCAAATATACCATCTGCCGAAGCTAACTTTCCTCTTTTAACCCAACCACTCCAAGTCCAAGTTTTTGTATTTCCAGCAGATGGTGTTCTATTTAAGTAATCATTACTACCTTGATCAAATCTTAATGAATTATCAATATCGTAGCCCGCTGCGGATTGGTTTCCTCCAACTATTAACACGTTAGATTACCTCCTCAGGCCACTCTCCTAAAGGTCTTGTGTAAACAGGATTTTGTTCTGTTCCTGTATTTACATAATCATATAAAGCTTTTAATGCATCCACGGTTGTACAAGCATTAATCATATTTTCCATTTCATTAGATTTAGCTCTAACGGCTGCTCTGTAATTTGTAATATTAGCAGGTACAGTATAATCAGCGACTTCACTAGCTTTGACTACATACCAATCTGTTGGTGTCAATAATCCTGCAGCTTGTTGTTTAACAATTTTTTTCTTCTCAGTCTTCAAACCATAATTAATAACTTGAACACCATCTTCTAATATAGCATCACCATTTTCATCTACTGCGTTTTCATCTTCTAATCGCTTAGGTGTAGCTGTTCCAAAATAAGATATAGCTTTATTATTTTCAAATTTAAATTGTTCGTTGGTATTGTTGTAATACCCTTCGTCTTTTTTATTAGAAGTATCATATTCTACTTCATAAATTCCGATCGCTTCTTTTTCTTCTTTACTCCATTTAGAAAAAATATCAGCAGCATACTGATTATCATTCAATGTAAATCCTTTTGGATTATTGAAGTATTTGGTTATTTGTCCATTTTCTATTAATACGTACATACTATCTCCTAACTTAATGTTAATGCTTGATTTCTACCTACTTCTAACCATTTAGTGCCATTATACCTGAAAACAAACAAATCGCCAAGATTTGCTGTAGTCGTTAATACTGGCGCTGTGTCTGAAGCAAATTCATATACAGCATTCCAAGTTAAAGTTCTTGTTCCTGTTGCATCCTGTATTACCAGTAAAGAGACGAATTGTCCAGCAGAACCACCTGTTGGAGCGTTAATTGTTCTATTACCAGCTAAAGTGACTTTGGCTACAGGGGCTGCATTTACGGCCCAATCAATGGTAGCACCATCGGTTAAAGTTGCTTCTGCGTTATAAGCGGCATCATTGAATTTAATTAAACCTGTTCCTTTAGTAGTTAGTTCTAATCCTATATTTACATCTCCACCTTCTACGGAGAAAATAGGGTTATTTCCTGTAGCAGCATTTGTTATTTCACAATAATTAACAGCGCTTGCTGTTTTTTGAAATATTAATTGTTCATTATCAGAATCATCTCTGATTCCTGTTGCATCGTCAAATTGAATATCGTATGAATTAGTATCTAAATCTGCTCCCAATTGAGGTGAGGTATCTTCTACAATTTCTGAAATAAACCCTGAATTTATAACATTCGTACCATCTGAATAAATTAATTTTTTTGTTTTATCAGTGGTTCCCCAAGTAACTCCTGTTCCCGAAGAAGTTTTAAAAGTAACCGTAAAAGCACCAATAGTTGCATTCTCAATTAAATATGTTTTTTCTACTCCATCTGGTATAACTACGTTTACATTAGATGTAATAGTCCCTGTTAATTTTATAACTTGATCTTTACCATTAGACAAAACACCATTGGAAAAAGTTAAGGTTGCTCCTGTTGTAGCATTTAAAGCTACTCCAGTGTATCCACCAATCGCTTGCTCTAAAATTAATAAGTTAGTATTAGTAAATTGGCCCCAAGTTCCTGAGTTTTCCCCAGTTGCTTGTACTGTTAATTTTAAACTTGCTGATGTAGTATTAGCCATATTTTTAGATTCCTTAGTATTTTATTATATT